GGCCTGCCTGAAATGAACGGTAAACTGCCTTGTGAGGCCGATCCTGGCCCTATCATGCACGATGGTCAAGGCATGAAGGGTGTTTTCCCCGGTGAAGGTCCATTCAAGGATCTCCCGGCTGGTAAGTCTTACGAGTGGTATCTTGAGGCCCTCAAAGATATGGCCGAGAACCAAGAAGAACAGGAAGGCGACGGTGAAGGCGGCCCAGGCCAACCCGGTGACGGCGATGGCGATCCCTTTGGCGGTGCCGACAGCTTTGATGATCACGATCAGTTTGGCGAGGGTGATTCCACTACTCAAGAGATCGCCAAAGAGCGACTCAAAGAAGCTGTAAAGCAAGCAGCCGAGGAAGCCCAAAAGGCTCGCAACTGGGGCTCTGTGTCTTCACATATGCGACAGGATATTCTAGATCGTGTAACAACTAAAGTCGACTGGCGTAAAGTTCTTCGATACTTCGTCAAAACAAGCCAGCGCGCCGACAAGCGTTCGACGCCTCGACGCCTTAACAAGCGGTTCCCTAAGATTCACCCCGGCAAGCGCGTACGCCGTCAAGCTAAGATTGCGATCAGCATCGATCAGTCTGGCTCTGTTGATGATCAGATGCTCGCCGCTTTCTTCTCTGAGCTTAACAAGCTGGCTGAGATTGCCGAGTTCACGGTTGTGCCATTTGATACCGAGGTAGCCGTTGATAAGGTATATACTTGGAAGAAGGGCCAGACCAAGAAGACCGAGCGCGTGTTGACTGGCGGTACGTGCTTCGATGCTCCTACCAAGTATGTCAATGATGGCAACTTTGATGGGCACATCGTCTTGACTGACCTGTGTGCGCCTAAGCCAATCGCATCTAAGTGCCAGCGTATGTGGATGACCACCAGCAATCACGCAGCGCGCCCCTACTTTCAAACCAATGAGCGCGTTATCGCAATCGACGCTTGACATTCACTTGACAACTTAGTTGTTGACTTCACCCCACTTTCTATGGTATAATGTTTACATCAAGTTAGGAGATTGACCTTGAAGTATTTTGTAAGTAAAACTGATGTTTCCCTCGACAAAGCTGGAAAGCTGGACTTTGCCGAGCGCGTATTGACAAAGCCGGATACCCTGAAGGCAACCAATGAGGCTATCCGTCGCTATCGCGCCATCGGAATCGAACACATTCACTTGTGTGAACACCCTGCTAACTCGCGGCGATGGGGGCAACTCCAACGCGCACAGAACAAGCTGCGTAAAACTCGCAAGATGACGATCGCCGATGTGGCTGCTGACCTTGCCGAGCTTGAAAAAGAAGCGGCCGAGAAAGAAGCAAACAACTCCTAAGTTAACTATTTATAACAGAGGTATTACCTATGGCTCGCGCAACTTATAAAACCCGCCTTGAAACACTGATCGCTAACTCTGCTGTCTCTCAACGGGATCGCACGTTTGCCCAATCTTTGCTGTCCAACTATGAGCGCAAAGGTCGCTTGTCCGCTGGTCGAGCCAAGTGGGTTGCAACGCTTGAGGATCGCTATTCACCTGAGAAGCTGTCAGCCGCTGCTGAAAAGCACAAGACTTTTCTGATGCGCTTGGAACTCTTGAGTATTCGTTGTGAGCCGTCAAGCTGGGCCGCTGGATATGTTGAGAGCTTGACCAATCAAGTCAAGAGTGATCGTCGACTTTCTGATCGTCAGCTTCAGATTCTCAAGAAGATTGAGGCTGAACATGATGATGATGCTGTTGCCGAGCGTAAGAAATGGATTGAGAGTTATACAAATAATCCTGATCTACGCGCTGATGCTATCGTGGTCGCTAACTATTATATGGAAACCGGCTATTTCAAGGATACAGCCCGTGAGATTATTAATAACGACACGTTTATTCCTACCTTTTCTCAGTATAACAAGATGGTAAAGAATAAGTATGCTCAGAAGGTATTGGCAGCACATAATGATAAGCCAAAGTATGAGAAGGGTCAGCTTGTGACTTTCCGCTCCAGCGCAGGAGCCGCAGAACGGCGATGTGGTGATGGCTATCTCAAACCTACCGTACCTATGATGGTGATCGCTGTCGATGCTGCGCCGGTTACGTCGGCTGCTCGCGGTGCCAAGAAGTATAAGCTATTGCCTGTTGGTAAAGCTGAGACCCTGATCGTCGAGGAGCGTTATATCATGAAGGCGCGCAAACTCGGCTCCGCTAAGAAATAGTGCGAGATTACAACAAAAGAATATACTTATGCAAATGTTTACAATCGGTTTCTTTACAGGTATAGCTATTCAAACAGTAGTATTAACCTATCTTATCAGTAGAGGTAATAATGAATGATAGTTTATGTGTACTAATCTTCCAGTGTATTAGTATTATTTCTTTGTGTATATTAACTAATACTCTTATTCAATGTGGTGTATGATCTGTGCATATGTGTGGTGTAAAGTGGGTTATAGTGGAGCTTGGTGGTAACTGATGCGATAGTATTTGTCTGACAAAGCCTTTATGTGTTTATAAATGTGTTGGAATGCGGTGGTATTTATCTTGAGACTTTATACCTATACGCACACACACTGTCAAGCACATATATTTTGACATTCTTTTGACAGCATGCTCCGTGCAATGCTTTTGACAAACCTTTTACAACTCGTTTTTGACATTGATTTGACAACATTAAATAACATATACGTTGACATACGGTCAGCGATATGATACAATAGAGTATACTTAAAAGCCTTGGAGGGCAATGTGTATAACAAGAAAGATCAAGTGATGGATGCGCTTGGCGGTGTGGCTATTGGCGTGGCGTTTATTATCCTGTGGATTGCGGCAGCGAAGGCTGATCTAGCAACTGTCGGCTTTTAACGCCAACTCACAGCAGATCCCTGCGAGAATACATTAAATAAATAGTGTAACAATATCGCATACTTAGTTAGGGTCTGCCTTATAGGGAGAGAACTTTATGCTGCGCAAATGTATCAAAGACGCAAGAAAGTTTGCGAGAACATATAAAATAAAAGATAGAGCAACCAATATTGCAATTTGGACGCCCATTATGGTTGCAGTCTATATCAATGTGGCTATGTTAACCTATGCCTATTATAGAAGTGACAGCATTAGACCTAACAGTATTCACAAGTAATTGACATACGTGCTGACATATATCTGACATTTAATTGACATTCATATACTTGTCAAAGAACTGTCAAATGCGTTAGGGGTACCCCCTCCCCCCCTACCTACCCGAATGTAGGTCTCCGTGATTGGTAGGGTGCGTTATAGCCGGCTAAGCACCTTTTTAATATCGCTGAAAAATATTGAGATATTGAGGCCATAAAAAATCCCCCCAAAATATTTTTCACTTTTAAGCACTACCTATTATATGGACGGCGCAGAGAAGATAGTACCTAGGTTTAATTTGGACAAGCCACCATACCGGTGTCCCAAGTGCAATGCAGAGATTCGATGGGCATGCTCCGGCGATACCGGGTATGCGTACTGCGCTAACTCACCCACCGCCACAAGAGTAATCGAACTACACAAATTACATGAAATACAGTTTTGTGATTGGCAAGGAAAATGCTTACGACGACCTAACGGAAAGGTAGAAATATTTTATTACCCATAATTACTACGTGGATAACGTTAGGCGTAAATTTATAATAGGTGATTTGGTGACCATAGCACCCGATTTTCGCAATACCGTGCTTGACTTTGACTTCGAGCGCTATATAGGCATTGTTATAAGTACCCCAGAGGAGAATGAATACGTCGTACGTTGGACAAATTCGCCAGTCAACAACCATTATAAAGGAATGTGGCACGGTGATCACTTGGTTAAGGTAGAAGATTACGATATGGAGAAAAAAATGCCGCGACGGCCTTGCATTTAGTCCAATTATGAGTTATAATAGTCAAGTAGAATCGTTTGTAAAAGGTGATCTAGTCTTTTTTACCGGTTATCAAGTAGATAACCCACCGCTAGCGCATAAGATAGGAATTGTTATGAGCGATGGAAAGGGCCGAAAGCCCTATACGATGTATGAAGTACTATGGATTTACAGCGGAAACATAATAACAGTAGCAGCTAAGCATCTTACTTTAGCATATACGAAATAACGAACTATTTATGAATATGAACATTACAAAAGAAAAGCTTGTTAGGCTTATAAACGAAGAATTAACGCGCGCCGATAAGTCCGAGATCAAAAAAATGATCGACGATGCAATTGCAAAGGGCGTCAAGCGTGACCTTAAAAAGCATCTTGAAGATGAGCTAGCGAAAGCGCTCAAATCGAAGGATATCAAGGGCGACATTGGGGAAATTGCCAAAAAGGTAATTAAAAAGCTTTATAAAGACCTTTCATTCCATCACCCATACATTATCGACCGTATTAGAGTATGACACGCAATGCGTCTATAGGGGATTGGATTAAAGACCAGTACCGCGCTGACCGATCATTGGGGTTTGTTATAAGTATGGACTCACAGACTGATATGATTTTAGTTCGGTTCCCTAAAATTGCGAAAGATACTTGGATTGTACGTGAAAACCGCGGTCAATACGTTGTTATATAACTATTTAAGACCGCTTGTATAATAAAGGAGCTTTATATATGTACTATGGAATTATTTTATCGTTAGTGACATTGACAGCAGCTGCCGGTTGCGCAACTAGTATTGCAAAAGATCATGATCTGCTGCTTCGCGAGACCCAAAGGTGCCCTGAAGATGTATGTGGTATGCTACAGAAGGTGAGTGTAAAGACTTACAAGCCGGTATACAAGGAAAGCTTAATTAATAGCGACGAATGTAATTGGCTGCGCTAACTACTATGTGGGCAATTATAGATACAAAGAACTCATTGTGCTTGAGGTTGGTGACTTTGTGGTGGATATCAAGTACAACGAAGTCGGATTGCTTTTAAAACGTTTCAATTTAGTCGACTCAGGCTCTGCAATCAGCCCCATATACGCGTGGGATATAATGTGGTCGGGATATCGCTATATAATGGGTGGCCAACCACGCCGCGCGCCGTATACCGAAGAAAGTCTAAAAAATATGATAATAGAAGACCTGTTAATGTTATATAAAAATAATTAGTATATGAAAGAAGACTTGAAAAGCCGGCTAGAATCTGTTATACTTAGTATAGGCGATATAGTTGTAGACTGTGTCAACAACGATATTGGTATCTTGGTACGCCGCATACGTCAATTCGACGTTTTGCTCGATGAATTGTATATATGGGAAGTGCGATGGATCAACAAAGCAAATCAAGAATTGCCTATGGTCGGAGCGATCGAAGAAGAATCATTAAAACTATCAATTGCCGTCGGTACTTACGAATGGCATTCAATAACTGGAGCTAGCATTGAGCTATAATTGGAACGTATATAAAGTATTTAAGAATGGAAACAGGGCGAAAGCACCCGTCACAACATTCGAAAGCGATGAAATCGCTATGAAAGAGCATTTTAACAATGTAATAAAGAAAAATTTTAGTGGAAAATTTGCTAACGCAAATTATCACATTATTCGTGCGGATTTACCTCAAGAGGAAAATCTTGTGTCTGAAGAAGAAAAATTTTCTAAAGAAAAAAATCGCGTTTTGGGGGCCCTGGTTGCTCAACAAAATATCGATTACAAATATAAAGTTGGAGCGTCCCTTGTCTACTGTCGTGAGAGCGAGTGGAAATGGCAATGGGCAGTTGTTGGCGCTGCTACTAGCAAATACCTTGCAGCACTCTCCCCGGGATTTAAAAAATATGGGGAGGCACAACATTGGATCCAAGATCTTATGGCGTCGAAGAGGAATTAGAGGCCATTCCAAAAGGAACATTAGTAAGAGTAGCGATAACGAACCTTGCAGAACCGCCGACGTATTGTATGGGCGTTGTTATAGAAGAATCAATAAAAAATAATCAGACGCTATTTCCGTCGGTGGTGGTATATAATTTAGAGACCAAGAAGATAACTCGTGAATTTCTTGGCACTTTAAAGGTTATATCTAAAATTGAACAGAGAAACAAAATTTAAACAATTTTATAAAGCTCTCTGTAATGCTGCGCTTGGAATCAATATAGGTCTGATCATATTTGCTTTCATAACTGGTTACTATGTTGTGGTACCGTTAGCAGTAATAAATTCTCTGCTTCTTTCAGTTGTATATGTAATAGACGATAAGTGATCACTACTTATTCTGGATAGACGATAAGTGATCACTACTTATTCTGGAGGATATACTAATGAAACATATTTTATTGTCTGCTATGTTGCTAATTTTTTCTGCAAATGCGCAAGACACAATACCACCGGTTGCTGGGCCGGATTCACAAACCAACACAATTACTCAAATTGACTCATCTTATTCAGGTGTTGAAAAAGCTGTCAGAAAGGCAGCTGTTAAAGTAGTAACACGAACAGGTCACGGTAGTGGCGGATTAATAAAATATAAGGATATGACCCTTGTATTAACTGCGCAACATGTTGCTGATGGCCCATTGGGTGGCACATATCTGGTTAGTACTGAGAGTGAAGATCAGTTAGCTGTCTTGATACACGCTGATCCATTAAATGATATTGCAATACTTTATTTGGTAAAGGATTTCGAAAATGCAAAACCAATGAAGTGGAAAACTAACGATATTATTTCTAGTGTTGGGGATGAGATTACGTACTCTGGATACCCTTCTTGGCACAGCTTACTAAGTTTTAGAGGTTCTGTGGCCGGTTATGAGCTAGCGCCTGGTAAGGAGCAGCAGATTATTCTGCAAACCTATGGCTATTTTGGAAGCAGCGGCTCGGTTGTCTATGATGATAATTATAATATAGTAGGAATTTTGTGGGGCGTAGATGTGCAAAGGGATGGAGTGCACGAAAATATTGTATGGGTATCTCCAATCCAAAATCTTAATCTTAAATTGGCATTAGCTCCATTATGTACGGGTTTAAGCAATAAACCAAAAGCGTGTCGATGAGCACTAAATGGAATAAATTTCTAACTGAAGGTGAATTAAAAACTGTTGGTATCGTTGTTTGTTTAAACAAGGACCAGCAGTTTTTAATTATTAGACGATCGAACATTGATGAGCGCGAAGGCCAATGGACTATACCCGGAGGACACATAGATGAGAATGATTGTACTATTGAAGACGGCGCGGTAAGAGAATTATTTGAAGAGGCTAACCTTAAATGTGAATTATGTGATTTGGTTTATCTAGGACAACCAAAGCCAGAAAAGTTTTATTTTTTAACATATAAGTGGACCGGGGATGTCAATGTGGACAAGCCAAATCCAGTAACGAATCAGGTTGAGCACGATAAGTTTAAATGGGCAACCATAGAAGAGATAAAAGACATAGCCAATAGTGAAATTCCGATCTATTTACTGGAGAAAGCTTTGGAAATGTCTAAAAATGAATGATTTATATGGTCCATTGGACGAAAAAAAGAAAAAACGTAAGAAAGCTGGATCAGAATCCAGCAAAGAATCGTCTTTGAGAGATTGGTTCGGTAGAAAGGGAGCCAAAGGAAAGAAAAAAGGGTGGGTTGATTGTAATGCACCCGATGGAAAAGGCGGCTATAAGTCCTGTGGGCGCGGATCCGGTGAGAGCCGTAAGAAATATCCGGCTTGTCGGCCCACTCCAGGTGCCTGTAAAGAGCGTGGTAAAGGTAAATCATGGGGTAAAAAAGCTAAAAAGAAATCTAAAAAGAAAAACGAGGAATTATACATGGATTTGGAACAGATTATTAAAGAAGAAAAAGAAGCAGCGATATCAGAATCACACTCAAAAGAACATGAAAAAGAACTTGAGAAAATT